TACAGGGCTGGCTGCAAAAATCGAGCAGACAGATAAAGTTTTATCGGCTCAAAAGAAAATACTTAACGCCTATAAGCAAGAAATGGATCAAGTTATTGCTAAATATGGCGAAAACTCTAGAGAGGCAGACAACGCCCGTATTAAGTATGAAAACCAAAGAGCCGCAGTTATAAAAACGCAAAAGTCTTTAGGCGATTATAAGGCCGCTTTAGAGGCTCTGGAAAAAGAGCAATTAGAGGCGGCAAAAGCTGCAGATAAACAAGATAGTGCTTATGAAGCTCTAGAAAAGACAATTAAAGCACAAGAAAGCTCTTTGAGCGCTCTAAAATCAGAATACGCAAATGCGGTTTTAGAGCAAGGCAGAAACTCACAGGCGGCGCAGGAGCTGGCTAGTCAAATTAAAGAGCTCTCTAGTGATTTAAAAGAAAATAAAAATCAGCTAAATGAAGCTAATAAAGCTGCAGACGGATTAGACCAAAGTTTAGAGGACACAAGCAAAAGCACAGAGGATGCAGCAGGGGGCTTTACAGTTTTAAAGGGCGCTTTAGCTGATTTAGTCAGCGCTGGCATACAAAAAGCCGTACAGGGTTTGAAAGATTTAGCCAGAGCTAGCGCGGAGGCTTGGAAAGAATACGACGACGGTGCGGACTCTATCATAGCAGCTACAGGCGCAACAGGAAAAAGCGCAGAAGAATTAATGAACGTATACAAAAACGTTTCTAAAAACGTTGTGGCTAGCTATTCAGATATTGGCACAGCCGTCGGAGAGATTAACACACGTTTCGGAACAACCGGCGACGAGCTGCAAACGTTATCAGAGGAATTTTTAAAATTTGCAAAATTAAACGGCACAGACGTAAAAACTGCGATAGATAACACACAATCAGCCATGGCCGCGTGGGGAATTAGCGCAGAGGACGCCGGATTAATGTTAGATACATTAAATAAAGCAGGGCAAGACACAGGCGTTGCAGTTGATAAATTAGCAAGCTCTTTAGTTTCAAACGCGCCAGCCCTGCAGGAAATGGGCTTTAATGCATCAGACGCGGCGCTATTTCTTGCAAATTTAGATAAAAGCGGTGTTGACGCTTCAGCAACTATGGCGGGCTTAAAAAAGGCTCTGGCTGAGTCAGCTAAAGAGGGCGTGCCAATGTCCGAGGCTTTAGGCCAGATTGAGGAGAGCATTAAAAGCGCCAGCTCGTCAACAGAAGCTATAACAACAGCAACAGAGCTTTTTGGTACAAAAGCGGGCGCCGCTATTGCAACAGCCGTAAGAGACGGCAAGCTCTCTTTTGAAGATTTAGGCACTACAATGGCTGATTTTGCCGGAAGTGTAAATAGCACGTTTGAGGACACGCAAGACGCGCCGGACAAATTTGCTTTAGCCGTTCAGGGCATAAAAACAGATATGGCAGATCTTGTAGCCAGATTAATGCAAGAATATGGTCCACAGATTGAGGAGGCTCTAAAAACTGTTAGCGAGGAAATAATACCGGCTATCGAGGAGGGCGTGCAGTGGTTTTTAGATAATCTGCCTACTATCGAGGCTTTAATAGCCGGAATAACAACAGCTCTTTTAGTTTTTCAGGCTGCCGCTATTGTTGACAAAATTGTTAAATCGTGGGAGGCATACCAGCTAGCTACAGAGGGCGCAACAGTTGCACAGTGGTTACTAAACGCAGCCATGAATGCTAACCCAATAGGCCTAATTGTTGCAGGTATTGCAGGCCTGATAGCCGCAATAGTTGTGTTGTGGAATAAATCAGAGGCGTTTAGGAATTTCTGGCTCGGACTCTGGGAGAAAATCAAAGAAATTGCAGAGCCAATTTTAAAGGATATAGCAAAATTTTTCTCTGATGTTTGGGACGATATTAAACTTTTGTGGAGCGGCGCGGTTGAATTTTTTAGCCTAATCTGGGAGGGCATTAAAAATATATTCTCGGTAGTAGGCGACGTGCTGGGCGAGTATTTCAGTTTTGCGTGGCAAGCAATAAAGCTAACGTGGGATCTAGCTGTTTTATATTTCCAAACTGTTTGGGAGGGAATTAAACTTATTTTTTCCGTTGTTAAAAAGGTATTATCCGGCGATTTTCAGGGCGCGTGGGATTCTATAAAAGCGATTTGGGATAATGTTAAAGGCTATTTCTCTAACGTTTGGGAGGGAATTAAAGAAATATTCTCAGGTGTTAAAGATTGGTTTAGCAAAACGTTTCAAGGCGCATCAGACGCCGTTAAAAAAATCATGGACGGCATGGTTGCAATAATCAAATTGCCTATTAACACAATTATTAAAGGCATCAATGCTTTTATTAGAGGCCTGAATAAAATAAAAATTCCTGATTGGGTGCCATCAGTAGGCGGCAAGGGAATTAGTATTCCAGAAATATCGGAGCTTGCACAAGGCGGCGTGCTTAAAAAAGGGCAGTTAGGACTTTTAGAGGGCTCAGGCGCAGAGGCTGTTATACCACTTGAAAATAACAAAAAATGGATAGCGGCCACAGCTCAGGCTTTAAAACAGGCTTTAAACGAGGAGGGCCTAATTAACGCAGGAATGCAGCAGCCACAAATAGTTAATAATAGCTATGAATTTGTACAAAATAACACTTCTCCAAAATCGTTAGATCGTTTGGAGATATACAGAGACACAAACTCATTGTTATTTGATTTTCAAGCGAGGATAAATTAAATGTATAAATTAACTTTAGTCAATGAGGACAATTTACAGCTTGAATTTAATGAGATTGGCGGGGCTTATAATATCACTAACATAACAGGACTAAGCCCTGCTAAGGCTACAATTAATACTAATCAGGCAGCGTTAATTGACGGCGCGATATTTAATAGCTCTAAGGTACAAATGCGCACTATAAATATGGCGTTCACAATCGAAAACGAGGCGGAAAGCAATAGACTTAATGTTTATCAGGTTATCCGCCCTAAAAAGCCTATTACTGTTTTATATCAAAGCACGCGGTTGGATGTAAAAATCGAGGGTTACGTTGAATCTATAAACGTTTCTCATTTTGACAAAAAGCAAAAGGCTACAGTAGCCATTATATGTCCGTCCCCTTATTGGCAGAGCGCTTTAGAAGTAATAAACGAAATGACGGCTATAATTGACGCCTTTTATTTTCCTTTTAGCTCAGAGGGCGGCAAAAATCTTTTAACTATGCCTTATTATCAATCTAGCGGCACAAGCTCAGGGCTAACCTATGCCGTCAACGACGATGGCAGCGTAACAATAGACGGAACAAACACAGGCTCAGCGCAGGCGTTTGTTTTGCTCTCAAAGAGCTCTAGCGGTTTTTATTTGTCAAAAGGTATTTATAAACTTATAGGCGGAGTGGATGCACAAAAAAGAGTTGTTGTTAGCTATCAGGGAGCAGGGGGCGTTGTAACTTTAGCGGCCAGCTCTGGCAACGTCGTTACTTTTGCTATTACCGACGAGCTAGAGGCTAAGCCTCTGCAGGTGGAAATTACAAGCGCGGCGGGGGCTGTTTATGATAACGAGACGGTTTACCCTATGATTATGTATGCAACCTATGAGAGCAGCGATTGGCAAGCCGTGGATTATGGCGAGATTGTTTTTGGAGAATATACAGAAATAACAAGCGCTATCGTTTCTAACCTTGGAGGCATAGAGGCGGGCTTAACGTTTGTGCTTTATGCATACGACACAGTTGTTAACCCTAAGATATTTAATTATTTAACTAATGAGTATATAGGGCTCAACTTTACAATGCAGGAGGGCGACCAGATAACAATAACAACAGGCACAGGCAATAAGACGGCCACACTATTTAGAAATGGCGCGACAACAAATATTTTCAATTATGTTTTGCCGGATAGTACATGGCTACAGTTGCCAGCAACAGGCGGCGTTTATATCTATACAGTAGAAAGCGGCTTGCTATCTGATTTGGAAATTACTGTTAAACATTATGATCTATATGAGGGAGTATAAAAAATGATAGCTAAGCAGATAATGCCCATTATATTAGATAAAAACTTTAACAGGCTTGGAATTGTTGACGACTATAAAAGCCTTATATGGACTACTCGCTATAACGATCATGGAGATTTTGAGCTTGTCGTCAATATATCCACTAAAAATTTTGAGTATTGCAATAAAGGTATGTATGTAATGCGCGACGACGACGAAAACGTCGGCGTTATCGAAAAAATTGAAGCTAAAATGACAGACACGGACGAGCAGATTTTTATTTTTTCAGGGCGCTTTTTAACTTGGATTTTAACTCTTAGAATTATCGCGGAACAAACACAGGTTAACAGCTCAGTTGCAGCAGCCATAAACAAGCTAATTAATGAGAATATAATTAGCCCGTCTATAGCATCCAGAGCAATTAGCAATTTTATTCTGGGGACGTATTCAACAACCGAAACTATAGAGGCTCAGTTTACAGGAAAAGAGCTTTACACCGTTATACATGATATTTGCGTACAATATAAATTGGGCTTTAAAATCACGCTAAATGCAAGCAATAAATTTGTTTTTATGCTTTACAAGGGCGTTGATAGATCCGCGACGCAATCAGACAACCCGCACATGATTTTTTCCGATTTATACGATAACCTACTTAACTTTGATTTTGTTATTGATTATACAAACACAGTTAATGCGGTACTTGCAGCAGGAGAGGGCGAGGGCGACCAACGCAAAACTATTTGGGTTGAAACAGACAACAGCCCTAGTGGATTAGATCGCTTTGAGTTTTACGACGACTCCAGAAATACAAGCTCAAACGAGGGAGAGATTAGTGAGGCTGATTACATGGCCCAACTTGCAGAAATAGGCCGCGAGAATTTCACACCATACACAAGAACATTAGGCGGAGACGTTAACTTTTCATCAGTTACGTTTAAAATTGACGTAAACGTGGGAGATATAATAACAATATATAATTCTAGGCTCGGTTTTTCATACAATGCCAGAATTATAGAAGTTATAGAAAGCATTGACGAAAGCGGAAAATATACAGTAATTCCAACGTTTGGACAGTAGGGAGGGTATAAAAATGAGTATAGAATATTTCTTTTTTAACGCTGTTAAAAATCAGGCAGGCGTGCCGGATAGAACATACAACGCGCAGGATTTTACAAGCTATCTAGACAAAATTGTGGGCTCTGGCGTTTTTCCTAATCCGGCAACTAATCTGCAGGTTGTTGCAAGCTCCGGCTTTAATATTTTAGTTAAAGCGGGCTCTGGATGGATAGAGGGCCACAAAATGGTTAACAAAACTGACTATATGTTAACTTTGTCTCCCTCTGATGTATTAAACGATAGAATAGATAGAGTTATCTTTTTTGTTGATTATTCTAGCCGCAGTATGGGCATCACTGTTTTAGAGGGCACACCTGCGACAACGCCAACAGCTCCAGACATTACAAGAAATCAAACCCGCATAGAGTATTCATTAGCCACAATCAGGATTGTGAAGCAATCAACAGCTATAACACAGGCCAACATAACAGACACGCGCCCAGACTCTACTGTTTGCGGCTGGGTTGCCGGATTAATTCAACAGGTAGACACAAGCGAGCTCTACGCTCAATGGGAGGCAGCTTATCAGCAGTATTACAATCAAACTATTAATTGGACACAGGCGCAGCAATTAGCTTTTGAGGAGTGGTTTAGAGATTTAACTGAGGAGCTGCAAATTGATACATATATTCAGGAGTACAAAAAAGACGTTGCCTTAACATCAGGCGACTCCCAGACAATACTTTTAGATATGACAGGTTATAGCTATTCTGCAGGAGACATAATTCAGGTATATATTAACGGGTTGCTCGGAGTTGCTGGCACAGACTACACAGTTAATACAGGCGTTAACCCTGTGACAGTAACAACCGCACTAACTATTCCTGCAGGAATAACTGAGGACATTAATATTAGAGTCTTTAAGTCTCTAATAGGCTATAGTCCTATTAACCCTTAATAACAACTATACTGCCATAGTTTGTTATAAAACAGCAAAAGCCCTACTAATTAATATTAGCAGGGCTTTTGTTATGCGCACAATATGCGCAAGCTATGCGCGTGCTATGCGTATGTCATGCGCGCGGTATCATATTCTTTTAGCTCTTTTATAGTTTCTTTGTTTTCCATAATATCTTTTAAATCACAGCCTAAAACATTACAAATTTTTACAAGTGTTATTATTTTTGCGCCGTCTATAGATCTAGCGCCCTGCTCATAGCCATAATATATAGCTAAGCTCACGCCTGCAGCCTCAGCAACCTCTTTTTGTGTTTTTCCAGCCTTAACCCTCAGAGCCTTTAACTTTGTTTTTGCCTCATTCCTTGGAGGTCTGGCTTTAACTACTTTATCGCATTTACTATTTGACATATAATAAACTCCTCCTCATAAATGCTTTTATTCAATGATAGATAATTCTAGCACAATTAATATACTACAAAAAGTATATGAATACACAAAAAGATATTTTTATTTTGTGCATTTAGTCAATAGAGATATACTACAAAAGTAGTATAATAATATCATAAGTTAAAGCAAACGAGCCAATAAGGAGGGCAAAGAAATGAAAACAGTTTACATTAAGGCAAAGAGAACACTTACAAACGATTTAGGCGAGACTATCAATAAGGGCGATATTATCAAGACAGTAGAGCTCGAAAAGGTTACAAAAATCTCAACAGAAAAAAGAACAATAGCATTAACATATACAAACGGATTAACACAAATGTTTAAGCGTGCTACATGCGATTTAGTTATTGAGTAGGAGGATTAGACGTGTATTTAGTATATAAAGACTATTATAATTATATGCCTGTAGAATGTAACACGGACAAAGACGCAGCTGTCGAGCTTGCTAAGACATTAGATGGCGGCAGCGTTTGGGATCAGGATAAAGAGGAGTTTATTTGGGATTGGGAATATATTGAGGAGGCTTAAACATGGACGAAAAAATATTTGCGCTGACTCCTCTGTATGAGGGGCACCAATGCACAGTTGAGCTCGACGGCAAAGTCTATAATAGAATTGTTAGATTCAATTGCAGGGACGGGCTATATATTGTTATCAATAATTATAAATACTTTGAATATGAAATGGACTATAGCAAATATTTTGCAAACAAAAAAAGGAGCTGACTAAATAGCAGCTCCTTTTTTGTATGCGTATTTTATACGGACAATATGCGCATATTATACGCAATGCTCGTCTATCCACATTTGGATCATAACAGAGGCAGTTAAGCCTTTAGCTTTTGCAGCAGCTTGTAATTTGTTTTTTTGTTCCTGAGGTAATGTTATATTCATAGGCACGCGTTTAGCTGGTTTTGGAGCTCCTGTTAAGCTATTAAATAACTCTGTTTGTTCCGCGTGTCTGGCCTCAGAATCCGCTTTAAATCTGTTAACTCTTTTAGTACTCATAGCTAAATACTCCTCCCGTCTTTAAGGTTGAGCTCATATTTAACAGAGCTATAAATATAATCTATCTGCTTGCAGCCTATGTTATTAGATTGAAACTCAGCAATAGAAATGCCGCAAGCGCCAGCCTGATTAAACGCGGTTGTATCTGCCAGAATCGCAGTTTTTAGTTCTGGGTACTTAGAATTGAACCAATTAATAAAATCTTTTGTTATATTAAATCTATTCCACCTATTAAAAACGTATAGTGTAGGCTTGTCTTTGAAACGTTCTAAAACTTGTATCATACGCTCTAAGGGCGCCGCGTCCCTATTTGACATCATAGTGGGCACAATTATAAAATCCGCCTCCTCAATCCATTTAGTTAAATTTGTCTGTAAAGCTCCTGCCGTGTCTACAATTTGCACCTGAGCCTCTGGATTTTCAAATGTTGTGTGGATGGCGCTGCCTTGATCGTCTAAGTCATAAAAACTATAGGGTATTTTGTCGCGCTCTAACGAAAACGCCAGCTCGTCCGCTATAAGAGTTTTGCCAACGCCGCCTTTTTGATTACAGATTAATACAGTTTTCATTGTTTTTTCTCCTTTATGCGTGTATTATGCGCGTGCTATACCTATAGTGTGCTCATAGTATGCGCATAGCTTTATTTTTAGCATTTATAGCTATAAAATGCAAATAAAAAATTAAGGCGTAGTTGTAATTTTATCAGGCTTATCTGAGCGCAAAAACATACAAATTAGCTAAAATAGCCCCTTTAACCATAATCTGATAGCTAAAATTATAACAGGGGCTTTAAAATCGAAATTTGAGCCGATAAAAGCAAAATTAAAAAACTGCCATTGAATGACTTTTAAATTTTTCAGTGTTATAATATTTATACATTAACCGTTCCCGTTTGGGTTAGTGCTGTTTTTTCTTGTTTTTAGCGTGTAAATTAAAAACAAACTCCTAAAAAAGCCGTCCAGAGTGGGCGGCTTTTCGCTGTTTTTGTAAAAATTTGACAAACAGACGAAAAAAATCTATGCTTTAATCATTAAAATTTTTAAAGGAGTTGTATTTAAGAAAAAACAAACATAAACGGGGGAGTGAGTAACAAAAAGAATATTGACTAAAGTTTAATTAATCCGGTCACTTAATTAGACTCAATATTTCATCCCTGCAATTTCTGGGGATTTTTTTGTGCTTTTAACAAGGTTTAAGATTTCCAATTTAGAGGGGTGGAGATTTGAAACAGGCAGTTTTAAGCAAAAAGGCAACGTCTGGCTTTAGCTTGGGCGATTGTCTAGAAATTTATCAAGAAAAGGGTTATTGCGCAATTTGCAACGACGGCAAACTAGAGGGCTTTGTTAAAGAGCCAGAGGGCAAGCCTAACGAAAGTTTAAAGTTAATATGGTTGAATGCTGCCATTTAACAAGAATTTTTACACCACGAAAAATAAAAAAAGCCTTTAGTCAGTGGTCTATCTGGCTAGAGGCAGAGGGGAGGCGTTATGTTTTATTCTCTTGATTTTCCACATCCTAGACATAAAAATAACGCGTTTAATTTTGTACATGAAAAAATATCATGCAGCTAAAAATAAATATCATGCAAAGTCCGTAACTTATAACGGGCTCGCTTTTGATAGTCAAAAAGAGGCTCTAAGATACAAAGAGCTCACGTTTTTAATGACAAACGAGATAATAACAGATTTAAGGCGGCAGGTCAAATTTATATTGATACCTGCGCAGCGAGAGCCCGCCAAAATTGGCAAGAGAGGAGGAATAAAACAGGGCAAATTAATAGAGCGCGAGTGTAGCTATATAGCGGATTTTGTCTATACTGTGCGCGAGTCTGGGGAAACAGTTGTGGAGGATACAAAAGGTTTTAAGACTAAAGATTATGTAATTAAAAGAAAACTAATGCTTTTTGTGTACGGCATCAGAATAAGGGAGATATAAACTCATGGAGAATAATAATAATACTAGAATTAATGTTGTGAGGGCAAAGGGCTTTACATCAATGTTAAACATACACTTACAGGATAGTAGATTATCTTTAAAGGCTATTGGCTTAATGTCTAAAATGTTATCATTGCCGGATAATTGGGACTATTCAGTTGCAGGTCTGGCTGCAATTTGCAAAGAGGGGGAAAAGGCTATTAGATCTGCTTTGGACGAGCTCGAAACATACGGCTATTTGACGCGCCAACAATCCCATAATAAAGCGGGTAGATTTAGTAACACAATTTATACTCTTTATGAAGATCCAAAAGAAAATCCAACAAAAACACCGTGCGCCCAAAAGGGCGAAACGGTAAATAAAACACCGTGCGCCCAAAAAAGGCGCGCCGTAAATGGCAGGGAAAAAAATACTAATATAAATACTATTAACTACGTTAATAGTATTAAAGTAAGTACGAAAGCCAAAACTCAGAAAAAAAATACAAGTCCAAAAAAGCGTGAGAGCTATGACGATATTTTGACCGCAGAAATTGAAAGCCCAGAGGTTAGGGCAGCGCTTATTGAATATATCAAGGCCCGTAAGATGCAAAAAAAGAGTCTAACCAACTACGCCCTTAAAAAGCTCATAAAGGATTTAAAAACTATGTCTATTGATCCTGTAGAGCAAATAAAGATTATTGACGCGGCCACGGTTAACGGCTGGGGCTGTTTTTATCCGTCCAGAGCTGCGGAAAAGCAAAACACAAAAAAGAACGATTTTAAAAAATTCAACCAGAGGGACTACTCAAAAGAGCAGACAGCAGCTTTAGAGGTTAAACTATTAGGCGGATGATCTAAAAAGGGGGTTTGGTTATGACGCAAAAATGCACAAAATGCGGGGAAACAAAAGAAATAAAAAAATTTAGATACATACGAGGCCGCAGGAAATATAGCACAGTTTGCAGAGATTGTGAGACTTTAGGCGGTAACGAGTTAAAAGCTAAATATAGGCGAGAATATTTAATTGTTAAGCTACAAGAATGCTGGGCGGAGCTCTGCAGGGATATGAATAAATCAGAATTAGATCAACGTCTTTTTAGCTTAAAAGAAATATACAAGAAAGTTCAGCAGGATTTAGAGAATGAATAAAGCGTTAGAAAATTACGAGTGCGAGGGCCAGACGGAAATTTTTGAATTTATAGAGCCTCCTGAGGGGACAAAGTGTTTAAGTTGCAGATTTTATAAAGACACAAGATGGCGTATAAAAGCAGGCGAGCCGCCTGTTATGATTTGCGTTTTAAAAGAGCCGAAATATAACCGAAATTTTAGGCGCGTTGATGTTTGCAACGATTATATGCCAGACGATAACAAGTTTAAATGTTGCCATACTTGCAAATACGTTAATACGTTTAGCCTAAATAATTGCGAGCTGGCAGAGGCTGGCGAGGAAACACCAAACAGAAAGCACATTGAGGGAATGCCATATAAAATAGACAAGTCAGACGATTTTTTATATTTTGATTGTCACGAGTGGGATATTTGCGACAGATACAAGGCGGCTCACAGATATAAAGAGCAGGAGCTTTTATAAAAATTGATATTGCAGCAGGAGGAAAAACAATGGCTAAATTTGAAGCGCTCTGGAGTTCAAACTCTGACGAGTACCCAACGCCGCAAGCGTTGTTTGATGAATTAAACAAAGAGTTTAATTTCAATCTTGACGTTGCAGCAAATAGATTAAACCGCAAATGCGATAAATATTTTGATAAGCAAACTGATGGTTTATCCCAGAATTGGGGGGGGGTATAACGTATGGTGCAATCCGCCTTATAGCGAGGTTGCAGAGTGGGTTAAAAAAGCATTTTACGAGAGTAAAAAAGACAACACGCTAATAGTTATGCTAATTCCAAGCAGAACTGATACACGATATTTTCACGATTATATTTATAGACGCACTGAGATTAGATTTATAAAAGGGCGCTTAAAATTTGGGGATAATGTAAACAGCGCGCCTTTTCCTAGTATGTTAGTTATTTTTAGGGGAGCAAAAGTAAATATTTAATATACGTGGGGGAGTTATGAAAAAAACAAAAAGAATGCTTTTAACAATTCTATTTGCCGCAGCTTTGTTTTTTGGCTCTGGCTTTGAGTCTCATAGCAAAATTGCAAAATTAGAGCCTGTTATTGGAGATCCTTTTATTGAGCCGGTAAAAATCCGAGTTACTTGTTATTGCGAACACAGCAAAACGGCTACAGGCGTGCAGACTCGCGACGGTATAATTGCAGGGAAAAAAGAGTGGTTAGGATATACCGCAGAGCTTAACGCAATTAACCCAGATGGCACAATAGGCGAGTTTGTAGGTTTTTATGAATTTAAAGATACAGGAGCAGGCATGGACACGGACGGAGACGGAAAAGGCGACTCAATTAAGTGCGGCCAATCTGTAGACGTTTGGGTTAACTCTTTGTCAGACGCTTACAAGTGGCGCGATAAATACGGCGACTATATGTTTATTAAGATTATTAAGGGGGATGGCTGATGGCAGAAATTAATAATAAAACGTATGAGGTTTACACCTGCAGCGGCAATAGAATCACGGTTAAAGGCGTGCAGACAGAGTTAGTTGATTTTAACGCTGGAGAGGTAACTTTTTTAAATTCCGCTGGGGAACATTTAGCTGCCTTTATGCTTATGAATGTAGAGGGATGGAGGTTAGCACAATGATTATTAAATGCATTGTTTGCGGCAAAGAATTTGACGGACGCGGCAATAAAAAAGTTTGCTCTGGCGTCTGCAGACTAGAAAACAAGCGCCGATATATGGAAAAATACCGCGAGCTCTACCCTGAGAAATGTAAAAAATCATGGAGGGATAGCCAGCACAAGAAAAGAGAGGAACAAAGAAAGCTGGATATTAACATAAATGCAGATCCTAAAAAAAAGATAAAAAAAGAATATATACCAGAAATTTTTAAAAAATCTATCTGGGGGATTGATTATAGCCACTGCGATAGACTGACACAAATTTCAATGCTCTCAGCGGTTTTAAGTCAATATAACATAGCGCATCTAAGCTATGGTTATTTGTCCGCTATTTGGGACACTGAAAAATATAAAAGTTATCTAAACAGAGTTTTAACTTTAAAAGAACATGAGGAGCAAAATATTTATGAAAAAACCAGATTTGACTAAATTTAATACCCCTGAAACACCAAGAAACGAAAAGCAAATGAATTTTAGGCAGGCTTTAGAAAAGGCTCGCAAATACGATATTTTAATTGAGAAAGTGCAGCAGGATAAAAAGCAAATTAATAAAGAGCTGGCGGATTTGAGCTTTAGCAATAGTTTTCTTAGGATGGGATATAAAAACGGATATATGGACGGCAAAATAGCCGCCTTTAAATTTTTCTCAGAGTGTTTAAAAAATTATCTGGGGGAATAAAAAAAATGAGCGTTGTTAATTTATACGTTTATACGAATATTAAGGGAATAGGCAAGAAAAAAGGAAAATATATATATTTGCTCGAAACGGAAACGTCTAAAGGTCTAGCCACGATATACGATATAAAAGACATTGAGGCTATTAAAGACGTTGCAGAGCTCACAGCAATAGCAGAGGCAACAAAACGTATTAACGATAAAACAACGGAGCTAAATATTTATATCACAAGCGAGTCCCTTTATAATAATCTCAGGTTGCTTTTAAAGGTCTGGGCAAAAAGAAATTTCTGTAAAGCCGACGGCAGGAGGCTTAGTTATTGGGAGTTATGGGAAACGGTATATAAAAACACCTGTATAATTAACACGCGATACAGTTTAAAAACACACAGCTACTCTAATTGGTTAATTAATCAGTTGTAATAGTTAACTTTAAAGGCTTTAGCTTTTCGGGGAGGATTAGTTATTATGCCAGAGGAAGAAATAAAGAAAATTATTGATTTAGCTGTTAAAACCTCTATTCAAGAATACAAGAAAAGCGGATTATTAAAAGACTCTGACAACGTGGCCTATAGTGACGCAAGCGCAATTCTAAGTAGTTACTATAAGACAGATAAAAAAGACACTAGCATAGCCTATGCGATACAGGGCCAGCGCTTTGATCCATATTTCAAAATTATTACTTTATATTTTCAGGAAAATAAAACAATCGAGGCTATAGCAGACGAGTTAAACGTTGACGTTTCAACGGTTGTGAGAAATAAAAAAAGGCTATGTTTAGCCATTTATAACGAGATTATTTAAGACAAAAGGAGTGCCCCGCAAACAAGGGGGTAAACGGGGCAAAAGTTAAGGGATTAATGTTATGCATTAACCTAAAGTTTATGAATAAAAATATTTTAACTCAGTTTTAATGCAATTTAAAGGGGGTGCTAAAAATTTTAATTTATATCTGTATTATCTCTGTAATTCTGGCTATAGTGTTATTGATTGCGGCAACAATAATTAACAAAGATAGCGTTTTACATTTTAGAAATGCCTTAGAATGCTGTGCGGAAATAGATTATAAAATGCACTTAAAAGAATCGCATAAAAACCGAATGTGCAGTAGCTATTGTAAATTTCCTGACACAGACATAACACAGGAGGAGTTAGAGCGAAAATGCGCAAATTGTCCGTTAAATGACTTGTAAACAAATGGGGAGGGCAAGTTATGAGAATGATAGACAAAGACAAACTATTAGATCTAATTGAGGAGGAGGCACAAGCTATTAATAGCTCTAAGCATTCAGATCAATCAAAAAGAATGCATAGAGCCTATATTAGCAGGTTTAAAAAAATAATTAACAGGCTGCCAGAATATGACAGGTTAACAGGAGAGTTTATAGGAGGCATTTTTGCTGGCATCTTTTTGGTCGTCTTTTTCTGGGCTTGTTATCACAGTGTTTTTGTTTGGTTCGATTAAGGGGGCAGCCATGAAATTAAGAGAGCTGCTAAAGTTTATTGAATACAATCAAAAAGTAATAATCAGGGAAAACAGGCTAAAAGAATTGTTTAAGGGTAAAGCCAGACAAGTAAATTTAATTGACTTTGGAGACAGCGACGTTAGATATATATTAGCTGACTCAGATATTTATACACGAGATTACTTAAAAATTGAGATTAAACAGCAAAGGGAGGTTAACGAATGACAGTTAAAGAGCTGAGAGAAAAATTATTAACTTTTCCTGATGATTTGGAGGTAATGACTAAAATATTAATTGATATTGATAATGGGGATTTAGATTTTTTGAAAAAATCACATTTAGACCGAGTTAAAAAGGCTATTGAGGAAATATCCACAATGTCGCATTGGCAATCAGACGACGGACAAGACCTAGTTATGGTAGCAGACGTTTTAGAAGCTATAAAAAGAAATATAGGAGACTAACTATGGTCTATAAGGGTTGTCCATTAGGACTAAACACACAAGAACGTGGTAGAGGTTGCACTACAGAATTTTATATAGATGGTAAACCACAAATTTACTGCTATGGCAGAGAGACAGACGGTGGGACATTTAGGGAGTGTGTGACTTGTCCTAATTGGTGTTTAGGCGAACAATGCGAAGAAGATTTTAAAAGGAGTATGACTAATGCGAAAAATTAATATTTGTGGTATTCCACACAAAATAGTGTATAAGGACATAATAGACGAGATATTATTATTTTCCAATAACATTTAATGAAGATGGGGGAACGAAATGACTAAGGAGCAAATCATAGATAGTATCGCAAGACTTAACTCTGAGACTTGGAGAGACAGAGAAGAAGTTCGTACAGAGATAGGAAAACTATTAGCTGAATTGGAAAAGTCACTAGAACAACAACCTAGTGATGATTGCGTGAGCAGACGATTTATGGAAGAATTAGGGGGCACTTGTATAGCAAAAAGAAACGAAAAGGGCGTGTTAGTGCCAATTATAGGGCTGCATTTACTGCCGTCCGTTGTGCCTGGTGATAAGATACATGATATTATTAAAGATTAAGAGGGGATGGGGTTAAGATGCTAGCTCGAAAGTGTGATAGATGCAAAGAGTTTTATACATATATTCCAGATCTGCCTGATAGATATAAAATTGTTAGAGTCTCTGACACGGCGAGCCGTTACACAAAATCTTTAGATTTATGCTCGGAGTGTGAGGCTAAATTAAAAATATGGTTTGAAAATGTAGAGGAGGAGTAATAATGGAAATAGAAATAGGCTGGAGGCTCTTTTGGTGTATAATTGTTGCGGCGCTTTTCTTTGGCGCTTGTAAATCTTAGGAGGATTATATGAAAACATGGGACGAGATAAGAGCTATTAAGCGTATTGCGTGGCAGCAGGTGGGCGACGACGGAATGCAAGGCATAATTAAACTAAACAAGTGGGAGGGTTCAATTATCTTTTCAACGGGCGCAGGATGGGAACACGTAAGCGTTGCGCCTTTTAAACGGCGTATTGTGCCCAGCTGGGAGGATATGTGTTTAATTAAAAATTTGTTTTGGTCTGAGGACGAGGCAGTAATAGAAGTGCATCCGGCTAAAGCTGATTATGTTAACAATCTTGCTAACTGTTTGCATCTTTGGCGCTGCAGCTATAAAGAAATGGTTTTGCCGCCTAGAATATTAGTGGGCGCAATTATGGGCCTAAGTTTAGAACAAATGAATAATGAGTTAAAAGAGGCTTATAAGCTGGCCGGAGAGGAGCTAAGAAGAAATGCCAATATTATGTAATTGTTGCGGGGCAGATAACGCGCCGCTTGCACTACACAAAAACTATTGGATATGTGAGGATTGTTTAGAATATTTCGGATCGTATGATGCAGCTTTAAATCATATTAAAAATAAAAGCTATAAAGTGCAGCAGGAGAAAAAATGAGAATCGGGATTGAATTTAACAGAGAAAAAGGCGAACACTCTTATACTATAGATATATTTGATTATCACGAGGCGGACGCCTACGAGTTAGATGCAATAAAAGATATTGACATGACTTTAAATAATTGGATTGATAATTTAAAAATAGCAAAAGAGCAGGCAGAGGAAGTGCCTTTTATTTAGGAGGAAAAAACAATGACAAAAGAATTACAAAATTTGATTAATAGTGCTAGTAATGCTAACGATAGACCACTGACTGCTAGAAACACGGGGCAATTTGACGAGTTTTTAATTACATCAACAGGCGAAAAGTATAACGGGTTATGGGCAGGAGAAAACGGCAACGGCTTTAATAACATGATTGTTTTAGCTAGAGACGTTATAAGCGAGGAGTGGGTGCTTTTGCAAGATTTTTACGGACAATGCGACGCTTTTAATATTCTAGGCAAATGCGAAATAGCTTGTATAGATATTCCTACACAGTATGATTGTGTTAGAATAAAATTTCAAAAGCCTATTTTTATTGGCTTAGTTGCATCTAATATTCTGGGTAAAGCGTGGCCTATGCCTGAGGAGGACTAATGGAAAAAAGAGAGTTTATATTAGGCAAGGACGTTTCAATGTTATCAGGGCAGGCGGTTTTTCCAGAGCCTAAAATATACGCAGATAACAGCCCTATAATGACAGTTGGCGGTTGTGTATGCGTGGGCCTTAATATTATGTCCAAGTCTGAGGATGGAGATATTGAACGCATTAGAGTATACATGGATAAAACACAGGCTAAAGCTATGATTAAAGGCTTAAAACAAGCTATGAGGGGCTTAAAATGATAAAAAAGATAAAACAATTATTTTGCCAACACAAAGATACGGGCTATTACACAAAAATATCTAAATATTACAATTTACGTGGAGAGCACATTTATAAAATCTGCAGAGAGTGCGGCAAAATAATAGAATCAGAGTTTATTAGCAACGAGGAGTTTAATTTTAGATTTAGATATACAGTGCAGCAGGAGGAAACATGAATAAAATAGATTTAAAAAGCAAAATTGCTATCGTATTATCGATAATTACCTTTATTGTTGCCGTCACAAATATATTTGTGAAAAGCGAAAAAATGAGGGTTATTGTTTGTGGCACTATTATTATTGTGTATTGTTTAGATTTTTTTGTGATGCTGGAACAAAATAGTAAATTAAACCGCGAAAACATTAGAGCACACGCAGAAATAGCTTTATGGCTTATGGCTATTGCACATATTGAAGATACTGTGAGACATAAAAAAGGAATATCTAAAGAGGCTAGAGGCGAGTTGTTAGCATATATAGAAAACGAAATAGAGGAAACGCGCGAGACGATTTTAAAAAGCGAGGCACAAATTGAGTAAAAAGGATTTTGACAGAGGTTATAAAAGCGGCTTTAATTCTGGGAGAGAATATCAAAATAAGCAGGCTATCGAAATAATCCATAAAACAATAGCTGGCTTAATGGATAATGAAGATATTTTTACAAAAAAAGACAGATTTCTTTTAGAAGTTAACAAGGCAATTTGCGAGAAATTAAAAAAAATTGAGCTTGACAAAATTAATAATTGAGGATTAAAAATTTACGGAGGAATGAATTGGAAAATAAAGAGCTTAATTCTGAGAAAAAAATATCTATCTTTAAATACAACAGTTTTATTGATAAGGCATTGTTTATGTTAGGCGTTTCTCCGATTGTAATAAAAAACAATGAACGAAAGCTGCGCGGGATGCCTATGTTTAGGCGGGCTACTTATAGCAGAGGCAGACGGCCAAAAAGGAAGTCGGCTAAACAGGGAAAGCTGAGAAATAAAAAGAATCCGTGGACATAAAGATTGTTATTGCAGCAGCGCTTTAAAAGGTTTATAATAAATCACA